GTTGGAACAACTTACAGATTCAAGAAAATTGATAAACACATGGGAAGAAAGTTTGTCTTTTATGAACCGTACAGATTCAAGTTTCCTTCTCGGTGAGTTCTTTCGTACTAATGATGTTAGAGACGAAATTCGAAATGAAAACTTTGAGTCAGTGTTTCCCGAATACAAAGATTTACGGCAGTTTGTTCATTTGACAATGAACAAATAATTGTTTAGAATAATAAGTTAATATTGGACTTAATGAATGTTTAAAATAAAAACACTATCAGTTAAAAATTTTATGAGTGTAGGAAATGCCACACAAGGCATTGACTTTGATCGCAAGGACTTGACACTTGTACTAGGTGAAAATTTAGATCTAGGCGGGGATGATAGTGGCGCACGCAATGGTACAGGTAAGACTACCATTATTAATGCGTTGAGTTATAGTTTATTTGGACAAGCACTGACCAACATCAAGAAAGACAATCTTATCAATAAAACTAACAGTAAAAGCATGTTAGTTACTATTGATTTTGAATGTGAAGGCCAAAGTTACAGAATCGAGCGTGGCCGTAAACCCAATGTGTTAAAGTTTTATATAAATGACACTGAGTTAGAAAGTAAGGATGATAACAGCCAAGGTGATTCAAGAGAAACACAACAAGAAATTGAGCGCTTGCTTAATATGTCGCACGACATGTTCAAGCATATAGTAGCGTTAAACACTTATACTGAACCTTTTTTGAGTTTGCGTGCTAATGATCAACGTACTATCATTGAACAATTGCTTGGTATAACCATGCTGAGTGAGAAGGCAGATGCGCTTAAAGAGCAGGTCAAAGTAACTAAAGATGCCATTAGCCAAGAAGAATTTAGAATCAAAGCAGTTACTGATGCTAACAAACGTATTGAAGAACAAATACAAGCATTGATTCGTAGGCAAACACTTTGGTCCAACAAAAAAGATGAAGACTTGACTGCACTACAAACTGCTTATGACCAACTGGCGGAGATTGATATTGAACAGGAATTAGCCGCACATAAGGCGCTTAGTGAGTATAACGAAAAACGTAAAGAAATTAACGAACTCAATACCTGGATTAAACGTTGTGAATTAGATGAAAAACGTGAACTAAAACTTGTAGATCAACTCAAAGAAGAAATCACCGCTTTAGAAAACCATACATGCCATGCTTGTGGGCAAGCATTTCATGATGAGAATCAAGAAACTGTTTTAGCAAAAAAACGCAAAGAGTTAGAAGAAGCCGCACTGCAGGCCCTAGCAACTAACGGCCAGTGGATTGAGCATACGGGCGCATTAGCAGATCTAGGCAAGCTGGGAGACATTCCAAAAGTATTTTATGATCAAGAAGCGGATGCGTTTGAACATCGTAGTAGTATGTCCAGCGTGTTAACACAGTTAACCGCTAAACAGGCAGAAACCGATCCTTATGCTGAACAGATTGCAGACATGAAAGAACAAGCATTAGAAGAAGTTACCTATGACACAATTAATGAATTAACTCGTGTCAAAGAACACCAAGAGTTCCTGCTTAAACTATTGACCAACAAAGACAGTTTTATTCGCAAGAAGATTATTGATCAAAACTTGGCACACCTAAATGCTAGACTGGGACAATATCTGGATCGTATTGGTTTACCGCACACGGTTAAATTCCAGAATGATTTATCAGTAAGTATTGAGGAACTAGGACGTGAATTGGACTTTGATAACCTATCACGTGGCGAACGCAACAGACTTATTTTGTCGTTAAGCTGGGCGTTCCGTGATGTATGGGAAAGTTTATACCAGCCCATCAACTTGTTGTTTATTGATGAGTTAGTTGACAGTGGCATGGATGCCAGCGGTGTTGAAAACAGTTTAGGCATCCTCAAGAAGATGAGCAGGGAAAGCAATAAGAGTATTTGGCTTGTTAGTCACAAAGACGAACTTGCAGGACGAGTTAATAACATTCTTACTGTGGTTAAGGAAAACGGATTTACCAGTTATAATACTGATGTCGAGGTTGTGTAATGTTAGCAACATGGCACTGGCATATTGAGATCAGCAGTAAGTGTACACTGAAGTGTCCTCGCTGTGCAAGACAAGAAGTACCCGACGGTTTAGTTAATACTGAGCTGGATTTAGAGTTCTTTCAACGTAACTTTACACCCGAATTTGTAATAAAAAACGTTGAAAAAATAACATTTTGTGGGGACGACGGTGACCCAATATATGCACACGACTTAATAGAAGTAGTCAAATACTTAAAGTCTATTAAGGATATTGAGATAGTGATTATTACCAACGGCAGTTACAAAAAACCCGAATGGTGGGCGTCATTGGGACGTGAACTAGGTTCTAGGGATAGTGTACACTTTAGTATAGACGGTTACGACAATGCAAGTAACAATATCTACAGAATTAACAGTGACTATGATAGCATTATTGAAGGCTTGACGTCGCTTCGTGCCAACAGCTCGTGTCAGATAGTATGGGCAGTGATAGCATTTAAGTTCAACCAATATCAGTTGGGTAAAATGAGGGATCGTGCCAAAGCTATGGGTGTAGACAGATTTCAACTAACCAAGAGTACAAAGTTTGGATCAGTATATGCAAACTACGGTACTGACGATGCATTGGAACCGCGTACAGAATTAATCAGCAGTACACTTCGTTTTGAACGTGAAGTTTACGATTTCACCAACAAAACTACTGCTATTCCTATAGTAAATTTAGAACTATATAAGAGTGCAATGGAGCGAAATAATACCATTGTACCCTTGTGTGAAATAGGCAACAAGGGATTATACATTGACGCTAGAGGGCGATTTTTTCCTTGTTGTTGGGTAGCGAACAGATATAATCACAATTCAGAGTGGCAAGATCTAGCCAAGAACTTTGATTTAAATGAGAGAACACTAACAGATGTTCTCAGTGATGCTTTTTGGGAGACAGACCTCAAATCGTTTAGATGGAACGAATGTCAATCAAAATGCACTCGAGGCAACATGAACGAAAATTATTGTACATCATGGTAACAACATAACTATTATTAGGAGATAACATATAAAACATGACATGGCTATTTGAAGGTAAAACTATTGAGGAATTACCCGAGGATTGTATAGGTTATGTGTATCTTATCACTAATAATGTATCAGGGCGCAAATACATAGGCAAAAAACTAGCGAAATTCGCAAAGACAACTTACAAAGTAGTAAAACTAAAAAATGGCACCAAAAAGCGCAAAAAGATTCGATCAAAAGTCGATTCTGATTGGCTTACATATTATGGCTCAAATCACGAACTTAACAAAGACGTAGAACAACTAGGCGCAGAGAATTTTACAAGAGAAATATTATTTTTCTGTAAAAGCAAAGCAGAATGTAGTTACATCGAGGCACGTGAACAATTCAATTACAAAGTACTAGAATCCGATGATTGGTACAACGGACATATTCAAGTACGTGTACATGGCTCCCACATAAAATCCAAAATCTAAACAGACACAAAGTCAAATAGTATAAAGCTCGCACAGGCTAAACAACGTGTGCCCAGTGACAACTCGATAAAAAGAGGGACGGAAGACTCTGCGCTATACAGAGCACTCAGCGACTATCCTTAACAGGACGACGATCGGATATGCCTACATACAACCGGTTTCGCTGTTTGAAAAGAATTTAAATTATGGCTAAAAGAAGAAGCTCTGTGATAAAGATACAACTTCGCGTAGAGTACAAGTGCTAACTAATTTGTACAATACGTCCGTTAGATAAGTCTAGGGTAGGAGGTACCGGCTAACCGCCTCCGTGTTACGACAATCCCTTATAGTTAGATGGTTTGCGCTACTCAGCTGAAAACTATTTTTTCCTGGAGACAGGAAAAGTATGGCTGGTTTATCTAGCTGAATCAGTTAATCGCTTCGCTCTATTAATCGTATGATTTATTAATAAAGATATGTTCGAGTGATAACGAAGAACATGGATTACGTAGTAATCCTTAAAAGAATGGCAGTCCTGACTTTTTAGTTGTTTCTAAATTATCTTTGATGATCTTGTCTATGAGCTTCTTCTCTGCTTGAGTTAATAACATTGCATCGTCATAGGTTATGGACCCGCGCATCCACCAACACAAACGCAATGCCTCTTCCTTTAAGGCTCCCTGCTCACGATCCAGACTGTCGAGGTATTTGACAATCCGTTCGTTATCTAGAGTCAGGAGCCTACTGCGAAAAAATTTGATTGATCG